CCTGATCTTTTTCACACGCAAAATCGGGGGGCGTTTTTTTCCCCGGAGGTTGAGCGGTGAAAGGTGCTCGACACTCGGAGGCGAAGGCGCGGATCGGGGCGCCGGATGTACGCGGGCGGTTCACGCTGGCCTCGGCTGGCGCCGAGGGGCGGTGCGTGTGCGAGGGGTGCGGTGCGTGTCGCGGCGTGCCGGGTTACCCGTGCGCGGCGGTCGTCGTTCACCCCGAGGCGGCGACCGTGTGCAGGTACTGCGGTTGACGCGCTCGTGCCTGGGCTGCGGCGCGCCGACGACGGCGACGCGGTGCGAGGCGTGCGCCCGGGGCGTAGCGCGCGCGAAATACGAAGCCCGCGGGTCGCGCTGGCCGCGGGTGCGGGCGGGGATCCTCGAGCGCGACGGCCATCGGTGCGTGACGTGCGGCATGCCATGCCCGCACCCGAGGCATCATGATGTAGATCATATGGTGCCGCTGGCGGTGGACCCGTCGCGGCGGTACGAGCCGGCGAACCTCCGGACCGTGTGTCCGCAGCACCATCGGAGGGGGGGCTGACGATGGCGGGCCGACCGCGCAAGCCGCCGAATGCGCTCGCCGGGCATCGGGCGGGACGGGCGCCGCTGAAACTCGTACCGCCGTCCGAACCGGCGCCGCCGGCGCCGGCCGGGCTGTTGCCGGAGGTGGCGACGATCTGGGTTCGCTACTGGACATCGGCGAGCGCGGGCTACATCTCCGCCGAGTCTGATTCCTCGGCGCTGGATCGCTGGATCTGGTACTTGGACGAATTGCATCGCGCGCGCAAGGCGTTTCGGCGGCGGCGATTCATCAATGGGTCGATGGGACAGCCGACGCTGAGCCCGCTGGGGCGGTTCATCCCGCAATTGGAGGCGATGGTGCGCGGGCTCGAGGGCGAGCTGGGCATGACGCCGCTGGCGCGGCGGCGCCTGGGCTATGCACTCGGGCCCGGCGCCGCCGAAGCGCCGGGCGGGCGGACGGCGATCGACGATCTCAACGACGACCTCGACGGCGACGCCGCGGATTTCGACATGGTGGACGGGTGAAGGGGCGGGCGGCGGCGATCAGGGCCGTGCAGCGTCCGGCGAGGACCGTGCGGGTGCCGGACAACGTCATGGCGGCGGAATGCATCGGCCCGTTGCTGCCGGGAATGAGGGTCGTCGGGTTGACGAAGGGTCAGTTTTCGCTCCTCGACATGGTCGAGGCCGTGCAGGAGGCGACGGGGCCGGCGGATGTGACGATCTCGACGTGGACGATTGCCGAGAGTGACTCGAAGCGGGTAGCGCGGTTCCTCGCGGGCGGTCAGTTCCGCTCGTTTACGCTCGTGATCGATCGGAGTTTCCCGGCCCGGTATCCGCAGTACTGCTCGGAGATTTTGGAGCGGTTCGGGCCCGAGGCGATCCGGATGACGCGCACGCATGCCAAGTTCGGTTTGATCGGGGCGGGCGACTGGCGGATCAGCATCCGAACGTCGATGAACCTGAACCCCAACCCGAGGTGCGAGCAATTCGAGCTGGATGACGACGCGGCGATCTACCGGTTCTTCGAGGAGTACGTCCGCGAGTTGATGGTTGCTGTGCCGGCCGGTCTCGATGTCGACGGTGGCACGCTGCACGCGGAGTTTAAGCAGATCTTCGCCGGGGAGGCGGTCGCGGCGCGGGAGCGGCAGGAACAGGAGGGGTTCACCGCCGAGCTGAACCGCTGGCTCGCCGAATGAGCCGGGGGATTGTCGCGCCCGCAGAATGGGCCGATGGCGCGCCCGAGGGCGTGACGTGGCCGACGGGGGCGCGGTGGGTGCGCTCGGGCGGGCGGGTGTTTTTGTCGACCGGGCCGCGGGTGATCCGCTTCCTCGAGACACGGTGCGTGTTTACCCAGGCGCGGTGGGTCGGGCAGCCGATGCGGCTCCAGCCATGGCAGAAACGGCTCGTGGTCGACCTCTTCGAAATCGACCCGGCGACGGGCCGCCGCCGCTACCGGTGGGCGCTGATTGGCATGGGCAAGAAGCAGGGCAAGTCCGAGCTCGTCGCCGGGCTCGCCTTGTACTTTCTCCTCGCCGACGGGGAGCGGGCGCCGATGGTGCTGTGCGCGGGGGCGAACGATATTTCGGCGGACCTCGTGTTCAACCCGGCGAGGACGATGGTCGAAACGGAGGGCGCGCCGCTGAGCGAGATGTGCGAGCCGTACCAGCGCCAGATCCTCGTGCCGGGCCAGATGAACGCCGAGATCCGGCGCGTGGCGGCGTCGCCGCGGTCAACGGAGGGCCTGAATGTTTTCGTGGCATTCCTCGATGAGCTGCACGAGTGGACTTCGACGAGCGCCATGGTCACGTTCGACAAGATTACGAACGGCACGGGCGCGCGCGAAGAGCCGATGATCATCATGACGACGACGGCCGGGTACGACCTCGACACCCTGTGCGGGCGGTACTACGAGTACGGGCGGGCGGTCGAAGCGCGCGAGGTCGAAGACGAGGCGTTCTTTTTCCGGTGGTGGTCGGCGCCGCCGCAGCTCGATTGGCGGTCCGAGGAGGCCGTGGCGGCGGCGAACCCAAACTACGGCGTGACGGTGCAATGGCCGTTCTACCTCGATCAGCAATCGAAGAAACCAGAGAACATCTACCGCAGATACTTCCTCAACCAGTGGACGGAGACGGAGGCGGCATGGTTGCCGGCCGGCGCATGGGCGGAGTGCGCGGATCCCGCGCTCGATCTCGTGCCAGGCTGGCCGACGTTCATTGGATGGGACGCGGCGAGCAAGAACGATTCCACGGCGCTCGTGGCCGTGCAGCGCGTGCCAGTGATCTACGAAACTGACGGCGGCGAGGAAGAGGGGGAGCGCGTGGTCGCGCGGGCGTGGATCTGGGAACGGCCATGGGATACGGCGACGCGCGCGCCGCTCGAGGGTTGGCGGTTGCCGATCGACGAGGTGACGGCGACGCTGTGGGCGCTGGCGGAGCGGTACGACGTGCGGGCGATCCAGTTCGACCCGGCGTTTATCACATGGGAGGCCGGGCGGCTCGAGGCGGGGGGGCTTCCGATGCTCGAGTTTCCGCAGCACACGATCCGGCTCACTCAGGGTTCGCAGCGGTTGTACGAGATGGTGGTAAACGGCGAGTTGGCGCACGACGGGGACCGCGTGTTCGCGCGCCACATCGCCGCGGCGGTCGCGCGCGAGGTCCCCGGGTCGGCGGCGTGGCGGCTTGTGAAGGGCCGGGAGCGTAAGAAGATGGACGCGGCCATCGCCGCCGCGATGGCGGTCTGGGGGCTGGAGCATCCGCCGGAGGCGAAGGCCGGCGCCGCCCGGAAGCCGAACCTGTATACGTTCGAGTCCGAGCGCGACCCGGTGCGGGCATTCGTGGGCTAGCTCCAGTGCGGGCCGTCAGCCGCTTCGAGGCGGTCGAGGAGTTCGGGCCAGCCACGCGCGAGGGTGTCGCGGCCGGGAGCGGGTGGCGCTCGGGCGGATGTCGGCTATGATTGCAAGGGATGAAGCGGACAGATTGTGACGAGTTTCAGCGAACGGCGTGTGAGGGACGGATGCACGCGGCGTTGGTTGGGCAGGGGCCGGGGAAGCCGCGGCCGGGGTAGGTGAAGTTCCCCGGCCGCCCCCCCGTTGTGGGCGAACTACGCGATCTCCCGCCCGATAACCAGGGGCGAACGGACGGGGAAGGCGAATCGCAGCAACCGAAGGATGAGCGGGCGACGATGCGCGTGCCGCAGCGCGAACACTCGGCCCAGCCGCTCACCGCTGGGCCGCCCACCAGCGTTCGATGGCATCCGCGATGGCCAGGCACTGGAACGGGCTCAGGGTGCGTAGGCGGCCGCTCAGGCCCGCGGGGTCGATGCCCCACTTCGTGCCGTACTCGGGCTCCGCGTCCTCGACCTCAGCCCAGAGCAGGGGGGCGGTGGTCACATCGATGAACGTCCCCCTGAGGATGTCGCGCAGGTAGTTCCACTCTGGCTCGCTGAGCCCTACCTCGCGGAGGGCGGAATCGAGGGACTGGTAGTAGCGCTCAAGGTCGCGTTGGGCGGTGGGGGCGCCGGCGGTGGCGAGCCGCGCGGCGAGGACGGGCGTGTGGGCGCGAAACGAGATCAGGGGCGAGCGGGGCATCGGTAGATTCTCCTCTACAAAGTGATGCCCCCGGGGTGACCCGGGGGCTGGTGGCGTTGGCTGGTCCGGGCTGGCTTAGTCGGGTTCGATGCTCCAGTCCGGCGGGGGGAAGGTCGAGTCCTCGTCGCCGTCGATCCAAACCTGCCCGGCCTGGACATGGCCCTCGATGTCCTCGAGGAGCTGCCATCCATGGACGAAGCGCGAGCGGCCGAGCAGCGGGATCTCGATCTCGACGCGGCGGGCGCGCCCTAGCCACTCGGTGGGGCACTCCTCAGCGGGGAAAATCGTGGTGCCGAAAACCGGGATGCCGAGAACCGGGATGCCGAGCGGCTCGCCCGTCTCGCGGACACCGCAGGCGGTGGCCGCCCACTCGCCGCCGAGCGCGCGGCGCGAGCGGATGGCCTCAAGAGCCTCATCGATGGTGTTAAACGTGTTTTCGGCGCCGACGTAGTCGGTAACCCACTCGCCGTCCTCAAGCGTGACGATCTCGAACGTGGTAGTCTCGGTGTTGGCCATGGTAGCTATCTCCTACTGTGGTTCTCCCGGGAGGGGCCTAATCCTCCCGGGGACACTTCTAGTATCGGGTCACGGTTGACGTTGGTCAACCGTGAAAATGCCGAGTATAGCGAAGTGGCATGGTTCTTAAGCGCGGTCAATTGGCATAGTTCGCCGCGCGCGCCCGCCCCCTCTCGCGGGCGCGGGGATAGCCTCGCGGCATGGCCAACCTGCTCCGGGCGGTCGCGCGTAGTCTGACTCCGCTTTCAAGCCTCAACGACCCGTCCGTGCCCCTGTACCAGGCGATCGCGAACGGCATCGATGGGATCTCCATCGACGGCGCGCCGGGCGCGGGCCTCCCCGGGGTGACCCCCGAGAACGCGGTCCGGATCACTGCCGTCTACCGCGCCGTTTCGCTGATCGCGTCGATCTCACGCCTTCCCCTGCATGTGTACGAACGCGACGGCGTGCGCCGCCGCGAGGTGACGGACCCGCGCGAGCGGGTGATCTGGGGCCGGCCGAATCCCGAGGTTTCGCGGTCGGTTTTCTGGGAAACGGTGATCTCCCACGTCGCCCTCGCCGGGAACGCGTACATCTACGCGCCGGCGAACGGCCTCGGCGATGTCGGCGAACTCTGGCCGATCGCGCCGCAGCGCGTCGAGGTCGGCCGCGATCCGGTGACGCGGCGGAAGGTTTTCATCGTCGACGGCGACCGCTCGGCGCCGTACATGGGCCGCCTCGCCGCGGACCGTTCGGGCGGGCGGGGCGAGATCATCCACGTCCCGGGCCTGAGCTACAACGGCCTCGTCGGGGTCAATCCGATCCGGGCGGCGCGCCTCGCGGCGCAGCTGGCCATCGCCGCCGAAACCTACGGCGCGACGATCTTTTCGGAGGGTTCGCTCCCGGGCGGGGTGATCACCACCGAGGCCGAGCTCGACCCCGAGGAGGCGGAGGCCCTCGCGCGGCGATGGGAAACGCACCATCGCGGCCTCGGGCGGGCGCACCGCGTGGCGGTGATGGACAACGGCGCGAAGTGGTCGCCAACGTCGATCGCGCCCGAGGACGCGCAGTTCCTCGATTCCCGGCGGTTCCAGGTGCAGGAGATCGCGCGCCTGTTCGGCGTGCCGCCGCACCTCCTCGCCGACTCGAGCGGGTCGACATCGTGGGGTTCGGGCCTCGAAGAGCAGACTCGCGCGTTCGTGACGTTCACCCTCTCGGCGTACTCGCAGCGGTTCGAGGAGGCCATCACCGACGAGATCCTCATGCGGAACCCGAACCGCTACGCGCGCTGGAACTATGCCGGGCTGATGCGCGGCAACCTCCTCGCGCGATACCAGGCGTATGCGATCGCGCGCTCGAACGGGTGGCTCAACGCCGACGAAATCCGGGCCTTCGAGGACCTCG